TTAATAAATGCAGCTTGCGGTGTAGCCTGTTCAAACATTGGTTTTCCTGAGAAAGTAGACCATATTTTTCCAGTACGTTGAACAATTTTAATTTCAACGCTTGCAAGTGTAGCAGTAGTAATAGTAAGTGTTGCAGTTGTAATCGACCCAGTAATAGTAAATTCTGGAACTTTTACAGTCATATTTATAGGATTATAATACGATGCTGCATCGTGAATTAACACATCGACTCCTGCTTTTGTAGGCTTTTCTAACAAACGGCCACCGTAGTAAACTTCTACTTGATCGTGTAAGCTAACATTATCTCTAAATACAAATTTATTTGTATCTAATTCTATAGTAACAGAAGATGTTGATATTGTGGTCACTGTCGACTCAATTACTACACTTTCTTGATAAGGAATAGTCTGTTGTTTGCCTTGATCAAATACCCAAGTTCCTATCATATAATGTTCTTTTGCACCAGTACCCATAGTAGCTCGCTTAATACGAGATAAGATATTTCCATTCTTTTCAAGATACTCGATGCGCTCACCTGCAATAAAGATAATACCAGGACTATTAGATTTACTATCTGCATTGGGTAATACACCACCATTCTCTACGTGTATTTCTGTATCAGTAAGACCTAACGGTGCAATCAAATAGGTAGTATCAGTATTGCTCAATCGCTTGAAGTGTGTTCGTCCGATCATATCTCTGAAAATTTTCCAACCAACCGTCTTACCGGCAGTGCTTTGAGCAAAACTAGTAATAATAACTTGGTCTTCAGCATTAAACGGAATAGCTTGATCAACTATAATTGTCATTCCATCTCCTAACACTTCAAAATCAATTCCGCCAAGTAATGTATTGTCTCCTATGGAAACCCATACTAAATTATCGTTTAGTATTTTTCTAGATATCTTGTACATTCTTGTAGAACTTGCGTTATAAACTTCAGTCCTAATTAATGCAGCATCGTGATTTGTAAATGTTAAAATTCTTAGATAGTTTTCTGATGGTAAGGAAACTCTACCATTAATTATTAAATCAGTACCTCTAATTAAGTAATCGTAATCTATTAATGCAGTGATAGCTACTACATCTCCGATTGCAAAAGTGTCAGCTTCAAATATAATACTATTATTAATATCATCTAGATAATAATCTGTAGGAATAATTTGTTTACCATTTATGTACACTTCAATTCTTGTCTTGTCAAAAGAATTTGGAGGATACACTTCTTTAGAACTTATTAAGAAGGTAGTTTGATTTACATTAATAATTTCATAATAAGTTGTATTAGGAGGAACTAATCTTTTCTTATTAAATTCTACAATAGAGTTAGCAGATGCTGGACCTAGTGTGCCAGGTGGTTGAGTTAATGTAATAACTCTGTCATCTTCTTTTACATTAAAGTATCGCTGTTCTAATACTTCACTAAATCCTTTGAAAACAGATGTAAAAAATGCTGCGGTAATTGTATTCTTTCCGTCAGTACCTAATCCGTACACTGTAACTTTAGCTCTACCATCAACTCCTGGATTAGATTCGCCAAATGTGTAATAGACTTGTTGAGCAAGGAAAGTACCACTTGTATAAATTCTTTGACCGTTTAATGTTACATACATACTCTTAACTTGTGAATATTGGCAATCGCCAAGTACTGCTCCAATTGTCGATCCTTCTGTAACATTAGAATTTAGACTAATAAATCCAGTACCGCCAACATCCATACAAACAACTGCAATTGTATCAGAGACAGGAGTTGCATAAACTGTTATACTTCTAGTTGCAAAGTCAATTTCGTAATCAATACCGTTAATTAATAGTTTATTATCACGAGTTACTGAAATAGACCCAACAGAAGGAGATAATACACTTAAATTAATAACTGTATTAACTCCAGCAATTGAGTTTTGTAATTGATTGTAGATCGTTGCACTACCAGAAACACTCCTATTGAATACACTAATTCCAATAGATTCTCTTAACTCTCCCGGAATCATTTCTTCAGGAGCATAACTTCTTATAGGAGAAATAAATGTATCACCGTCTAAAATAATATCTTCTGGATTAATGCCAGCTGCTGTAGAAAATACTTTAGTAGTTCCGGTAGTTAATACAGTACCTCCATCAATAATTGTATCTAAATCAGTTGTGTCAAAACTTTGTTTATCCCATGGCAATGAACTGTATGGACTAGAATCCCATGTAAAATCATACCATAAATCTTGAGAAATAATCTCAGTTCCAGGATATTCCATGCCTGCCATTAATTGAGCATAATTTTCAGCAGGATTTGCACCAGGCGAATCTAGCGGCACGGTGTTGTAGTAGTTTGCAATTCTATCATACGCAGAATAAATGTCTATACTCTTTAGATATGTAATACGAATACTTGCAGCGGCTGTTGGCACATTAGATAAGATTAATCTAGTGTATTGTTGTGTATAACCATTGGCATTATTTGTATAGTCTTCAATTTCGTACGATGATGATGCAACCGGTACTCCGTTTATTTTTAATACAATTTCTGTTTTATCTGGATGAGATGGCCAAGATAAATCAAATTGATTAGTTACTCCGTCTCCTACAAAATCATCAGTAAAATATTTGGTTGTAACTAATCTAGATTTAGAAATCCTATCAAACTTCATTCCTATTAGATTTGATCTAACTTTTCCGTTTACTAAATGTGCAGAAGCTCTTGCTATAGTATCTGTAGGAGTTTTGCCGCCGCCAGTAATTAATACCGTAGGATTTAATGTATATCCTTCTCCAGAATCTATAATCTCAAATCTATCAATCTGTCCCGAGGAAAGCACAGCTTCCGCAGTTGCATGTCTAATAACATTATCTCCGGGCGCCGGAATAATTTGTACTATTGGATTTTCAATATAACCAGTACCACCGTTGTCTACGACAATTGAACCAACTACTAATGTTCTATTATCGTACCATCCTTTATAGGGATATGTGGTTTGCGCCAATGGTTCATTTTCTGATAGAGTAATAAAAGAATCAGTCCCGCTATCATACACAACTGGCAAATCAAAGTCTGTAGTGTATGTGTTAGTAGGTTCTGTTACATCATATGCAAGATAGTAATTTCTAATCTTTGTATGATATGGTTTAATTTCATTCAAATAATCTTCGTACCACTGTGCATCTTGAAATTTATAAACCGACCGTTGAGTTAATTCTCCGGCTTTATTATGTACAGAAATAAAACTAGTTTTGAATGCCCAATCTAAGAATTTTTGTTCAGTTAGTGCATATTTTACCGCAGCAAAGAAAGATGTATTCCAATATACTTTTAAGTTGCCAATAAAAATATCATCTCTTAAAGAAAGTATAATATTTTTTAATTCTGTATTAGCTGATTGATCCCAGAAATTGTTGTCATACGGTGAAAGTTGATCCCATCCTAATTGAGAATCTACTAATTTCCATATAGAATCTTTAATGTATACTGTACCTTTTTCACTATATATTATATCAAAATTAAGGTCATATGTACCATGTACACCTAATGCTGTTTTTCTAAGGATTATGTATCGACCAGCGCCGTTATTCAATACTTTTACGTAATCTCCTGCTGTTAGATATAACTCATCTAACTCGGCACGTTGCCCTACAATTGCAGTTAATCGGTGATATTGATTAAATTCAGCAGATACCCAATCTATAAGATCCCAATATAGAGTTGTATCAAAACTTTGTGTTTGAATTTTTGACCAGCCGCTGTCGCTTAATATATATTTTGCCCAACGTCCTCTAGAATTTTCATCAGAAGAGACAATTACGGTGTACGGTCTAACAAAAATTTCTGGAGTAGCTTCGTATCCCGATCCGCTATTAACAATTTGAACATTTATAATTCTACCCAGTTCATCAATAATAGATTCTAATTTACTATTATTTTGATCATTAAAAACTTCGACTGCTGGGCCGCGCCATGTTAACGCAACTCCCAAATCATCAAATGTTAACGGATTTAATTTTCCATATCCAAATCCGGGATCTAAAATTTTAACACTGGCAATTCTTCCGTGTTCAACAGTACAGGATACACTTGCCAATTTAACTTTACTGATGTTTATTTCGTTACGTTGACTAATGTCACCTACTACTACATCGTATTCAGCAAGAGCTGTATCAGGTATAGCTTCTTTAGAATTAAGTCTATCTAAATTACAAAAATCTGTAATTAAATTATTGGCAAAAACATTGTTAACATATTCAATGAAGTTACGTAACGCTGAAAATCTATCCTTAAACATACTTTGTCTAGGACGAATACCAATACCGTATTTTTGTCTATCAGAAAGCATAGGATCAGGAACAACATTACCTAAAGAATCTTGTCCTAACAAACTATCAATTAATTTTTTCTCTAAACTAGGAGTAGGTAAACTATGTTTGTTATTCTCTTCTAGCAGTAACCATTCGGTATGTTTATTTGTCTCATTGTCAATATCATCCACTTGAATATTCAAAGAAATACGTTCGTTGATTAATGATCCCTTGACATTTACTACAGATACACTGTTACTAGATAATGGCTCAATATATTTTAATCCAAATAATTTTGGATTTTCAATTAGTCCTGCAACATCAAATGCCGATAGTTGTCTACCTTGTCTTACCGGAACAACTACAGTATTTCTTACCCAGAAATAATAAACGTTTACAAAAGTATCCATTATTGAACTGTATGTCTGTTCTACTACGTATGCAGAATTGTCAACATATCTAGGAGTACCACTAATATTTGCTGCAAGGCCTGCGGTAGTGTCTGCATCAATAGCCCATTGTTCTGGCAAGAAATCGGATTTTACCCATTCGTAAATATCAATCGAACATCCTGGAAATACTGAGCCCCATGTATTTTTTCTAAATTCAACATCACCTTGCTCGTACCAGGTATACTTAACAGCAGATAGGTCCCACCACAATTCGCCAACGTGTTCTGAACTCCACGAAGTAGACACATCTATTGTAGCTGAAGTGTTGGTACCTGTATTATATACGGCAGGATCAAAAAATGTCTTGAATCTAATTTCTTGATCAGCAACTTGTGGAATTTTTCCTTTGATAGGATCATAAATTTCAAGGTAATCAATTACGGTATCTTCATAAACATTAATAGTCTTAACTTGTTTAATCTTTTCTACATCAACTAATTCAGTTTGTTGGCGAACTAAATTCCAACTGTTGGAAGCTGGATCGTTTGCTTGCCATATATGTATTGCACCAGTACGTAATGTACCAGTGCTAATATGCCTCGGTGAACTAACATAAACTGTTTCTCTACTTACAGAAGTAGAGTATCCGTATGAACTATTAGGTAGAACTGAACTATTGTATAACTCACTAGCAAAAATAAATTTTTCTTCGTATCTATTGTAAACATATGCAGATCCAGAGTCTTCAACTAAGGTGCCTAGGCGAGTCGATTCAGAATCAAATGTAGTTGAATATTCATCAAAACTTGCACTTGCAAAATAGTTAGGGCCTTGAGAAGTAACAGTTAGAATATTTCCAGAAGAATCGCTTTCAATGCTAAATCCAAATTTCAAACCATTAGTAGTACTTGGATTGTCAATTACTTGAGTTGCAGTATATTGGGTACCGGTCCATTCATATATAACAACTTTGCCGCGTTGCAAAACGCTGTCATATGCATTGAACGCTGAGACAAATAGATACTTTCCAGAATCGTCCATATCTATATCATAGCCAAACTGTCCGTCTGACGAAATAGCACTGTTTAACGATGCATCATTCCATAATAAACTTTGTACAAATGTGTAATCAGATGTAGTCCCTGTGTTTTCGTAAACATACACTGCACCCTTGCCGTTACTATATCCTGGAGCACTGACTGCAATTCTCTTACCTACAAGATCGCCAGCAATAACATCGCCAAATCTAGCACCGGTTGATATGCCAGGAGACGGTAACTTAATTTGAGAAGTTGCAGTTGCATTAACTTCAATTGATAAATTATCAAATGATTTAATATATGCAACATCGTAACTGAATACAGCACCTGTAGAATTTGTGTGACCAGGGGCGCCAACTAATGCAATCTTTTGAGAAGCGGTACTGGCAATAAATGTACTATAACCAAATTCTAAATTATTAGCAGGTTCTTGGCAGGCCAACATAACATGACGCAGTTCTGCATTACCTGCTACATTGAGGGTCGAAATAACAATCATGCCGTCGTTAATATTTCCAATACCAGCATTAATAGATTGAACATATCTAGTGCTGCCAGATGCATCAGCATTAACATTTGATGCATACGGAGCGCCGGCTATTATTATGCCGTCAACAGCATCAAAGTCTAAACCAAATCCAAATTTTGCAGCAGGCTGGCCGCCATTTTCATAATATTGATTTAGTCCACGGTTTAGTGGATAGCTGTTGATTAGCTTTAATGTTCCACCAGTATTAGTGTACATAAAAATCTGGCCAGATCCGTTGTCGTCAGTCAATCGAGGCGCTGACACTACTAAGAAATTAGAATTTTCTTTAGAAATAATTACTTCACCGTAAAAAGAACCGTCAGATAAAATTCTGTTAGTTAATATACTAGGAGTATAATTATTAATCTTTTCATAAACTTCCCATTGTCCAGTTACATTAGAGTCGACCCAAATTTTTCTACCTGGAAAAATATCAGCAACATATTTTGTGTCAACTAGATCATCAAATTTTTCAAATCTAGATGAAACAAACTTAAACAACACACCGAAATCATTAGTACTAGTAGGTGCAGTAACTGTAGTTTTAACTACAATTTCATTTAACCTATTAATTTCAGAAATAATATAAATTCCGTTAACTTCGTCTGCAAATCGAGTAACTGCAATAATATCACCAACAGTTAATCCGTGATATGCATTGGTTGTAAATGTAATACTTTCGCCTGCAATATTATCAGTCACGCCAATAATTGCAGACGGCATTCTTGTATATCGATACACTCCCCAGTCATTATTATTATCAAATGCTACCCAAAATGTATCACCTTGATTAACAGTTTTACCTGGAATAAAGTTTAGTAAGTCTTGTTTAGACTTAACGGTATAATCAACATCCTCTAATCGAACATATCCTGCAACTGGTAGTAGGAAAGGTTTTAGATCAAACAATGCATCTTTTGTAAAAAAGGTAGTATCAACATTGTAATCCAACGGTTTAATTGATAATAACTCTGAAGTTACATATAATGTAGAGTCATACTCTATAACAGGAATCTCAGATACAAATTTAATTAATTGAGAATTGTCGACAAATTTAGATTCGGATAACGGAAATTCTAATTCTTGTAACGATGCATACGCACCAAACGCACCAATTCTAAATGCCCACTCTTCATTAAAATCAATTTGTCCCTGTAGGTTATGTACACTTGCCTTTGCCAATTTGTCAAGAGCATTTCGTGTGCCCTTTTCCTTAATAAATCCTTGAAAGAATTTATATTGAGCAGTGTGGTTAACAAACATATTGCTAAGATATAATCTTGAACTATATCCAGTTAAATGTTGTGCTAATTCTTGTTGACTAATATCAAAATTATCAATTTCTAAACTATAAAAATCTTCAAATTGATTTAATTTATATTCAAAGTTTGGAATTAATTGAGCTACAGGTTTAGCACCTAATTTATTCCAATCAGTAAAATCAAAACTTTCCTTACCAGGTAAGTTTCTGTCAAGAGAGTAATAACTGCCGGTGTATTCTACAATATCTCCTGCAACATAATCTTCGTACGATTTCCACGTTTTAATAACAGCAGCATCGTAAACAAATCCTGGACTAAAATAGTCACCATTCCAGTTAGCTGTCTTAAATCCCACTAGTCTAATTCGACGTTGTCTATAACCAGTATCAATATCATATATAACATCATTAAATCGACTTGTATTATTCAAGATTAATGCATGTTCTTTTTGTACTAATCTTAGACTTGCAAAAAATATACCTTCTTGATCATTCTTTGATGTAATTGTACATTGCCCGTCTGTTCGACTAATGATTAAATCTGCAAATGGAAAGGATAATCCGTCTGCTTTTAATAATGTGTAATCGTAAAAACTACTAAAAATATCATCAACAACAGAGTCTTGGAATGTAAATTTAATAGAATTTGCAAAAGGACTAATTGCAATTACACTATTATCTGCCCAATTTTGACTAGACCAATAGGCAAATTCTTTAATTGCAAATTTCCAATTTAACGTTTCGCCGATATCGTTGCCATATTCGTCAAACTCAAAACCTTGAGTTTCTAACCATCGGCCGTAGCCAGCCATTACATCAGCAACTTCTTGAATAGAAGTGTAACTAGTAGTGTACGGAACATTGATTGTATTGCTGTCAAATGCTGCCGGATACGCAACTACAGTTGCATTAATTATAGGCAATTCAGTAAGTACAGAATAGTTTAATGAATTAAATGTAGTACCCGAATTATGATTATTAGTTACTCTATAAAATGAATTTTCATAAAGAATAACCTGACCAATTGGATAATAAACGTTTATAGACCATACTGAATAATCTTCGCTTTTACCCCCAACAGTAATGTAAGTATCAGACTTTTCGTGTATTGCAGGTAGTATTGTAAAATACGGTTTTACTTTATCATACCCTCGTAAAATAAATTTACCTTGTAACTTCTGAATAATGAATCCAGAAATATTAACAACTTTTACAGGATTACTAACATTAAAATGAATATTATAATCTTCAACAGGTAACAAGATTCCAGGATTAACACTGTTAGGATTAACTGAGTCAATTACTATTTCTAATTTATCTTTGCTAACAAATCCACCAACCTTGTGCATCAAATTAAATGTAGAATTTTGCAGCTCTTCTTTAAGAAATGATAGATACTTAGAATTTCTAATTTGTCCAGCTTCTATTGCAAATACACTGTATCCTGCTGTAAATGTTACAACGTTGTTAACTTTTTCGTAAGGCAACAATACCCTAGATTGATTCAAGAATAAATTATCTTCGGAATAAACATACTGACCTATTACATTTTTAACAAGTCTACTAGTATCAAACATTAATGCAGAGTATGCGGCAGGTTTTAGTATTGCCATAATAATCTGCACAGCAAACGGCCAGTAACTACCTCTTCTCCAGGCAGTTTCTCCAGGGCCGCTATCACCAAATTTCCATGGTTGATCAGCGGTATCTAGATATGATGCTGCACCAAGAGGACCCCAAGTTCGAATATCTACTAAATTGCCGTTTTCATCTACAGGCAAGATATTCAGCAGTCCTTGTCTAATATAGATAGGATCAATTCCTGCTCTAGTGCCTTGCCTAATTCTGCCAGCTTGAATGTCTTCCCATAGTAAGGTGTTGCCTGATGTGTATGGGGCAGGTCCATATTGATCTTCCCACCATACCGGCATAACACTAAACCCTAACATTTCCCAAGGAGTAATGTGTGGTCTGTCAGTATCGAAATACATCTTAAAGATGGCTCGCCAGTTGCCTGGTAGAGATATACCGTTGGTAGTAACTGAACTATAATTAAATGTCCTTGGTAACGAAATATCAAACGTTAAATTGTCATCAGTCTCAACACTGTATGTAGTTTTCCATTTTAATAAATCTCGATGTACCGGATCTAAAATTTCAGAATATGTATATTCTTGATCTCTAAATATGCCAGGCAACACAGAATTAACATCAAACAAATCTTGTCTGTAGTCAACTTTAATATTGTTAAAAATTCTACGTTCAAATTCTAATAAAATGTTATCACGATAGTCGTCAAACAATATGGTAATACTACCATCATGGCCTTGTAAAACTTGTCGAGCATCTAATGCATACGTATTGTCTTCAAATACTACTGGTTCAAATTTAGGATATAATCCTAACTTAGTAGGAGTTGGAGGAATAAAACTACCAGTAGTGTTGCTATAATATTTTACAGTAACAACATCATTACGTTCTAGTGGAGTTAAAATTTCAACGTTAGTATCATAGGAATCAAATACATAATCTGCATTAACCAACAATTGCTGCCCATTTAGATAGACTAATGTACCAGTAGTACTTAATTGAGTGAGATTAAAATCTGCAGGAATTGAATATTTTTTATTTCTAGAATCAGTAACAGTATAATTTCTAATAACTGCTCCAGATCCGTGTGGCATCATGTCACTATAGTAGTAAGGGAATGTAGTAGTTTTATTTTGATTTAAGATTTGAAGGGCTGCATCAAGCGCATCAACTGGCGACAACGTTTGATCCACTGACGATATTGTCTTAATTAAATTTAACTTAAATTGATAATAATTTTCACCAACAAGTCTAATTGCAGATATGATACTATTTTCTTCATCACTTATAAAATGTTGAGCAAAAGCTAAAGAATTTAAGTTTGAAATTAATTTTGTTCCATACTTTGATACTTCTGGAAGATCTTTAAGATTACTTACTCCTGGGAATACTCCTACAAAATTAGGATCTCGATCAACCATAGAATTAACATGGTTAGATAATTCAGTTAGAGTAAAATCAGAAATAGGATCATTTAACGGATTATTACTAAGATTTAACGGAACATCGTATACTCCGTCAATTAATGGGATACTATAATCCGCAGTTTCTACCCAGACATTTGTTAGAACGCCATCAATCTTAAAATAAGTGCTAGCGGTAGGCGTATATCCTGTTATATTATTTTTTACTAATAAAAATTCTTCTGTTGCAAAATAATTCTTGAATAGATAAGTTCCCTCAACTCCTATATTTCTATATAATAAAGGAAACCCTAAAATAGGATCGTTAGCACCAGTTCCGATTCCGTAACCAAAAATTTTGTTACCAGCAAAATCAGTTGTATAATTGCTATCAGAATAATTTGCACCAGTATCGTCAAACAGATCAAAAAGAGGAGCTTGGTTTCTAGTGGATCTTTGTTGTCCTTTATTCCAAATAGTACCATTGTACCACCAAGATGTACCACCATGTTCTAATCCTTGTTTGACTAATGCACAAGAGCCGTCAACTGTTTGATCATCTTCTAAAATTAAATCAATTTTAGTATTTGTACCGACTAGGGAAAAGTGTACTCTAAAGATTTTGCCACGAACTAGCGGGTCTACGTCGGCGGTAAAGATTACACGAAATCCTTCTTCCAATAATATACCATCAATATAAAATCCAAACTGATTTTCAATCTTTAAGAATGCATTTGTTGTAACAGTATCAATTAAATCTACGTTAGGAATTGCAGTTGTACCAAAATCAAACAATTGCATGTTTGGCAAAAATTCTACAATAGGACGAGTTGCTCTATATTCGGCAGGATACACTGCCACTGTTCCATTGGCGGCGGCGGCTGTTCGAATAACATCAGAATGAAACCATCTATTATAACGTGTCCATGGATTTAGATCTTTACTAGCCTTGCTAATAGTTACATATTCTGGCACCAACGGAATATTTGAAAAATTATCGAACGGAAATTGATCAAAGTTTGTGCCATCAAATCTAGTGTTATACAAATCGGCAATAACATCAGGAGTTGCTAAATCATTAAACTTAATAAGATTAATAGATTTGCCAACGCCATTAACAATAAATTCAGCATCTCTATAAAATTCCGGAAATACTGTACCAATAAATTTAATTTTTAATCCATTAATAAATTCTACACCGGTTGCAGAAGTATAATATTTCTTTCCAATAATATCAGCTTCAACATCAATGGATGAATTAAATTCAGGATCTTTTACAAAAATTGGACCAGTGGCCAATTGGTCATCATCAGATGTATAGAACAGGTATTCCGGGGTCTGACCAGTTATAGTAACAACAATCTGTCCATTGTTAGTACCATTTCCTGTAATTCCCATATCAAACATGTTATCGGAGTCAGCAGTGTTTGTGTACTTAATATAAAAATTATGAATAGATTTTATATTAAAGACGTAAGTAGTTCCTCTGTAAAGAATTAATTGTTGAGAAGTAGTAGAATTATTAAAGAAGAATTGGATGCCATCGCTAGCATCTGTAACATTATACTCAACCTGTGACGCTTTTCTATCTCCAGAAATACTAACCGAATCCGGACCAGTTGGTAACCAAAAATATTCTCGAAAGTTGATAAATTTATCCCAATCAATTTTAGGATCATAAGAATAAAATTGAGGATGCAATAATCTATCTAAATTTGATGAATGTCCATTATGACTGTCAATTTGATTTAGCAAATCGTCTAATGCAAATGCTTTTTTAATTTCTTGAGTTAATGTTTTGACAATTAATGCAGGCTCTAGTTGATATGATTGACGTAAAAGATTTGTTTCTTCTACGTATCTATCATCACTAGAGTAGTTAGGAGTATTTTTACTTCCAACAAATGCATCTACTCTGTTCAATTGAGGAACAGACATAAACTGATCTAATGTACTAGATAAAAATTTATTATTTTTTTCTGTTCTAAAATATGCAGGAAGTAAATCAACTGACTTGCGAATATTATTGGCCATTACTGTTGACCCCCAACTGTATTAACAACATTGCCTAACGCCTTAATTTCTGATGTAGTTATAGAATCTATGATTTCTATATCTAAGATAGTTGCACCGGATACAAATATTTCATTGCTTTGACATTTAATTTCGTATAAGCTGCCAAAAGAATTATTTTGCTTAGGAACTATTACAAAATTAGTAATGTCAGGAGTCATAATGTTCATAACGTAAGTAGATAGTTCGCTAAAATAAAATGTTTGGCCGAACTCCCAGTTTTCTATTGAAAAGAAACTGTTAATTGCTGTTAAAATTCTAGTCTTTAATTCGTTGTCGCTACTAGACCTGTAAGAATTTTTAGATGCCTTAAACACTGCTTGTAACACAGGACTTGCTTTATTGCCAAATAATATCTTATAATTAGTAGGATGAAAAATTAACTCATCACTAATACTTTTAACTTTATTCAAAGTAGGAGAATATGATAAACTTAAACTTTGACTGGTAGGCGCTAGAGGTTCGGCACCCGATAATGCTGTTATCCAATTTCTAAATTCAGTATCATAAGATTTTGTTAGGAGGTAAATGTCCATGATATTTGTTTTACTAGGATCGATTCGTCTGTTTTCAGCAGCTTTGTGAGTGTATTGAAATTTCAAATTTGATCGACCAGGTTTTGCAAAGTATGTTGTGTTTAGATCAAATGAGGTTGATCCTAAATTCCATGTTTTTATAACATTTATCGAAGGGCTATAAAAATAAAATAATTGCCCGTCTACTAACATTGATTCGGGCACATCATTTTCTGTAGGACATGCATAAAATTTATCAGGAGATGTTAATCTATATCGAAGCCCATCTGTTAATTTTTCAAAGTAAACAAATTTATTTTTGAATGTTGTTTGAATACTAATTGAGTCAGGTTGTACAATATTTGTAAATGAATCAGGATTATCAATTTGACCATCATCATCTTTATCATAAAAACTAATCTTAATCTTTTTAGGTTCTTGATATCCGTCAAGTTCAATTACAGAACTATCTACTTGCCAGTTTTGGTCATCTTTTAAGTATACACCTGATACGGCAGTAGGAGAAGAATTAATACCAAAAATTACAATTTTGTCTTTAATAACTGTATCATTAAGATAATCGTAATTAACTTTATACGGTTCAACAAAGAATGATGTTTCTTTATCACTTTCAAATATGTATTCTGTAACTCTATATCGAACAATATATTTGTTACCAGACCAAACAAATGCTACCATCCAACTAGCATCTCTATTAGTATCTGTAGTATCTGCTTGATTTAACAAACTAAATGGAGATGCTAAATCAATATTTGTATCAGCAACAATAAACCAGGTAGATGTTAATGGGTCAAGGCTTAGTCCAAAATTCTTTTTAGCCATTGATAGATTAACAACCAATGTCAATACGTCAAGATCCAACGATGTTATAAATTTCGGAATTACTTCTGCAGGAATTGATTCGGACGGTATATTACCCGTTATAACAATAGGACCAATTCCAGTTGATAGCACACCTTTTCCACCATTGTATCCATCACCGATAATAGAAATTATCTTGGCCCACTTAACTGAAGTAGTTGTATTATCTTGTGAAAATGTTAATTTTCCATTAGGTAAAAAATATGTTTGTTGAGCAGCGGATCCGGGCGGTAATGCTGTATTAATTGTTATAGGTGCTACAAATTTAATTAGAGATCCTACCAATCCGTACTTTAGGTTATTAGAAGAAAACTCGCCGGCTGGTACTGGAAATCCACCAATTGTAAAATATCCTGTAGTTTGATTAGTCGTATCAGTTGCCCTAACCCAAGAAATATTACTTTCGGTTAAACTAGGTCTCGAATAATTTTCAAGATAAAACGATCTAAATTCTTTAAGATTAAACACCTTGTTTAGATTTGTTTTTAGATTATAACTAACTTCGTTTTTGTTAGTAACAGGATATTCAAACAAATACTCATTTGCATTTTTATATAAAATACCGTCTGAGCTAAAAATATTTACATCGCTGTATTTTCCAGATACATCAGACATTTCATAATACTTTGAGATGCCACTAGATACCCTATTAATTGCTTTAACTTTAAGAATACCTGTGCCAGCAGTTAACGGAACAATGTTATAATCCTCACCCGTAATCATTCTATTTTGAGAATAGTATGCCTGAGGGGCTTTTACCTTAATGGCTTCATTTGTTTCAGATGCTGAAGAATTTGAAATAGTATATTGCAAGGCTGCATACACTTTTAATGAATGCGGTTGTCCCTGTGCATTGATATAATTAACAGAGAATGCTACGTTACGCATTTGCTCAGGTTTGATGGAATATGTTAGACCATTACTTTGCCTGTAAAATAATCTAAACAATCCTTTAGGAAGATCGCCAAAACTGCCGTCAGCGAAATTTAAGTCAATTTGGTCGTTTTCTCTAGTAGAGACTGCATATAACTTTCTATTATTTTGAGAAATACTATTGTAAATTACATTGTTGCCTGTTACATTGCTTACTTTAGTCCATGCTTGATCGGGATAGGTTCCGTCTGGATTTAGCTGCCATAGCCAAACATCAGATTCGTTAATATTATTAGCGTTAATGCCGATTACTTCATTTGGTACAGGATTATCAATATTAAAACTAGAAAGAGATAGTGTGCCTTGTTTGAATTGAACAAAGAATCCGGTATTAGATGAACTGTTTCCTCTGTTATCATTTTTGTAAACAAAAGAAAATGTGTTTCCAGGTCTAGGAGTTTCTTCGACAATAGAAGTATCAAAATCAGAACTAACGATCTCAAATGTCATTTGTACACCATTAACACTCTTAGAAAAAGAGTACAAAGGAACACCATCTGTTACACTATTAAGGGTGTATTTTTCAGTCGAAATGCCATCAATTACATCAGAAGCAATTGGTTTTCCGAACGAAACTGCGCCAGGCATTGCTGCATTTAATACTGTAACAAACTGTTCAAACCAATTGGAATTTGTTGCATCGTTCCAGCTAACTATCGAACTGGCTAAATTGTTTCCGTTGTTATCAAATACGCCTTCGGTTGTTTGCAGGGATATAATTTTAAGCATCCCAGATGCCGGCACAGTTCGTTTTGCATTGTAATTAATCAATCGAGCAAGACGTAGTACGCTGTCACGGCGCTGGGCAGTTTCTAAAAAGTTTTCACGAGCATTTAAGTCTATGCGGAAACTGACATTTTGTCCAAGGTATGCAATTAGATCAATTAAGGCAATGTATTCACTAGAATCAATGAAATCATTAAAATCTTCAGGATAATTTTCCCTTAGATAAGTGATCATAGTTCTTCTTAAAGTGTCAAAGTCATAGCTCTTAAAGTCTGCATTTCTGTAAGACTGGTATATTTTTTTCCAGTCTTCTGCAACAAGTAATCGATTAGTAGTAGATGGTATCATAGAATTATTTTTCCGATACCGTATTTATGAATATTAAAAAGTAGGTATATTATTGAGCAATTAACCCTGCATCTTTATCAAAAGAAAATCGCATAGTATCTGTTTCATCATTGGCCGAATATGTCATCGAAACTTCTATTAAAATACCAAAATCTTTTTCGTCGATAGATACTGCAATTGGATTGATCCTAGGATCGCTATTAAGAATATTTCTAACATCTGCTTCTATATCTTGTTTCAATGCCTCTGTTAGTGGATCATATAGCAAGTCCCATATAATGGTGCCAAATTCAGGATTCATCAATCGCTCACCTTTTTTTGTATTAAAGTGATTAATTAGGTCCTGTTTTACTAACAGAGAATCATATATCTTTACATTTGAAAGATTATCGATCGTACTGAAGCCTCGATAAAATTGGCTTTCTTTAGTAGTGTCCTGATTAGGAACTTTAGGAGGAGTAATAACAATGTTTTTGTATGGCATAATGATATTTATAGACCCAATGCTCTAGTAACTAATGCCCGCTTACCGACTAACAATCTACATGCTTCAGCTTTAGTAATAGCTCTATCACCGTTTTTATCAAGTGAAGAATTTTGTTGATAGGATAATCTTTCAAAATTTTGTTTGTTACTAGGAAATTTTTCTAACCAAGTAGGATTGTCAGAGTATAAGATTGTACTGTCTGGTTTACCAAATCCTCTAAACGGAGCAAACACCGCCATGTATATATCATTTAATGTTGTTGTTGATAAATTTGCAAGTCCGGGGGTAGATTTAGACAAATACAAATCAACATAATGCATTTGCTGTTCTCGTGTCATACCTCGTAACTGAGATAATGAAACGTTACCTATACTAGGTCTAGCTACTTCAGTAAATTGTATCAATCCAGTTGCATTGCTTCGAGGATTTGTTCTAGAAGGATCTATACCAGATTCCATCATCATTATGGCCAGAAGGTCGATATAATCCATCTTATATTTTTTAGCGACTTCTTTAACTTTATTAATAAATGCAGTATCTTTGGCCCAATCTGCAGGCATGTTAGGATTTGGCGCGGGCACAGGCGGATTTGCACCAGCACTAGATGGCGCACTACTAGTAGTAGGAGTAGTAGTAGGAGTAGTAGGAGTAGTAGGAGTCAATGAACGGGTAGTAGAATTGCTAACATCTGTTGCTGTCGGAGTATATTTTGCAGGTGATAAACTTTCGTGCTGACTCCATGGTTCATGCATTGGCACACGTTGCAGAGTACTCTTGATAGCACTCTCTTGATATTTTCTTTTTGGCCACCCTACTGCTACATTTACTTTTGGAACAAAGAATTCTTTTAATGCAATAGTTTCTTGAATAGCAGCAGCAGCAGGTTCAGATATAGCTCCAGGTTTTCCGTGCTTTGTTCCGCCTGCCGCAGCAATTGTAAATTTTCCTTGAGTAATAACACTTAAATCTCCCTTGCCTGTTAAATTCATTTTTTCGTTACTAAGGAAGTTAACTGAGCCGGCGACAGTAGTATTGTAGTTGCCTTTAATGTATTGGTCATAATTACCATTAATATAAATTTTAGCAGTGTTATCTACTCTAAGATTAAAATCTTTTTTAACATTTAACACCATATCACCTTCATGAGTTTTTATGTTAACATTACGAAGAGCTTCTAAATTAATATCTCTATCAGCTCTAAAATTAAAATCAGCTTCAGTATGGATACTTACTGAGTCAGCAGCATAGATATCAATTTTTCCACTTGCAGTAAATTCCATCCAAGCTGTGCCTTCTGCATTGGCAATATAAATGATGTTTTGAGAATCGTTTAACAGTACCTGGTGGCCGGCCCCTGATCGTAATCGTATTAGTTTGTTTTCTCCAGACTTGTCACCGTCGTCCATTACAAACTGATGCCCAGGAAGTCTGCTAGAAGGAACCATTGTCTGGCCGGGATCTTTATAACCGATAGCTTTCACGGGACTTTTCCCGTCGGGTGCGCCGGGTGTGCTTATACCAAAAACTCTACTAGGGAATTCTCGACGAGAACTACTAGAAGTAACGCCACGGGCAGCATCTGCAAGGAGCCCCTGTGTAAGTAATCTATCTGCAAATGGGTGAACTGGTTTTGGTTGACTATTTGGCTCATATGCACCTTTGATTTTTTTGCGATGAAATTCCGCAACTGGTACTGCATCAACATCGTATTTTTCTTTTTGTCCAGGTGCCCATGCAACATTGGAACTTGCAGCCAACCCGGGTATCATATGATTTTGGTGCTTGTCAGCAATACAACCAATCCAAAATCCTTGATTAGAATCTCCGTCAACAAATGTACAAAGAACTCTAGTTCCTACATCTGGCGGAACCATCCACATTCCGTAGCTTTTTTGCACATCGTAAAAGTTTTTTTCATCAGGTCCTTCAAAATCTGACGAGGTAACTCCGTAAAATGGACTCAAGTACTGCAAAGGAAATACATAATCTTGCCATTCAGGATTGTTAAGTGTACCTTGTTCTAGTACCGCTTCAACTCCTCCCATAAATGTAGGATCTAAATGACTTGTTATCCTAGCAATATATGGACCAGGATGGGGTAACTTTGAGGGGGTGCGTTTTCTTTCTGACATAGGTTATGCTTCAGCTGAAGAGGTTGCGTTATTTGGTAAAGAGAGATCACTAAAGATTGTAGCAGATGCAGGTCCCGAACCACTACGGCCAGATGAAAGAACAGGTTGTCCTGGGACTCTTAACAACTGTAATCGTTGTGTAAACAACCCGTCTTGAAATTTAGAAACAACTTTAGTAACTTGATAGCAGCCATTGTAAGGAATACGCTGTTTGTCAAAAATAACCATTCCGGTGTTGGGATTGATGTCTTCAGGATTTTGAAATGTTAAAACGACCATAACATTATGAACTTGATACGGAGCTTCACCGTTATCAGTAATTGTTGAATCGATAATCTTAGGTCTAAAATTACCAATGCCGCCAGTACATAAGAAATAAGGATCACCTAAAATTTCTAAATCACACTTAATCATACTGAGATTGTCTAAAATTGCCTGATGCATATTTTTAACTAATGCATCGTACGAATCATATTCAGGACGAGTTGCGTTGCCTCCTGGTCCTACAACAGCATCTCTCCTAGAATCAGTAACCCTAGGACTAAGCGGAACTGGCGTTGACGAACTTTCGTTAGATACTGGATTTAATTTTACTCCAGTCTTTTCCTCACCAGCGCCGCCGGTTGGGCCATATAATGCATTATTCATACTTCTAGGATATGCTTGGAAATACAAATGATTAAATGTTAAATTAAATGATCTAACGTCAACATTTTGTCCAGTGTAGAGATAGTTATATTGTCTTCTAACATAATTTTTAATTAAAGAATTTTGTTCCGATGTACTTAATTCTTTTTGATATAGCGCCAATCTTGAAATATGCATCTTATAAGGTAATACAATATATCGATAAATGTAGGTAGGTTGTGAAGTGACTGGATTCCATTTATCTTTTACTTCCATCTCTACTGCAATATGAAAATATTCAATAAATTGATCAGCTGACGGGTTCTTGGCATCGTTAATAATTTTTCTTCCAAATTCGCTATCTCTAATAACACTAGCAATAATGTCGGGTATTTTTGCACCCTTGGCAAACATTACACTAGATATGTTAGGATCGTAAGAGTTAGATTCGTTTTTTGGTAACGGTTTAGCCTCCGGACCATCAGACACAGTAACTACTAACGGTGGATTTACAAATCCGCGGCCACCGCCTGCTTCTGGTTTAGCATCGTATGCTGATTTAACTGTGCCAGGAGCCGGAAACGTAAAAATAGAAGGATTATTAGTAAGTTCTTTAATTCTAGCCTGCTCCTTAAATTTATCATAGGGCTTGTCATAGTCAAAGTTGCCGCTTGCCCAATCAGGAGTAGGAAATTTAATTTCATAAGAATCAAATAATGTAGTTTGAGATTCAGCTTCAGCTGCATTCTTGGCGGCAATGTTTAGAGACTTTATCAACGACTCACAAACTTCAAAAACATTAGCGCCTCTCATTTGGATAGATTCTTTGATAACATTGTCATCAGAATATGCCATTTCGTTTCTTGCAATTGCTTTAACACTATATCGAGTTCCATTCTCGTCCATCTTAGCTTCAACTTTTGTTATTAATATAACAAAATGTCGAGTACCCTCTTCTTTAAGTAGTTTAGCTCGAGTAGATGGACCATCATCGTCATCTGTATAACCTAAAAATTCCATTTTTAATACAAATGCAGCAGAAATATAATTTGCATTGCCAGCGGCTTCGGCTGCAACTTGTAACGCTTCCATAAAACCATTTATACTCATAGGTTCAAACACATCAAATGATATTTTTGTTGCCATCGACATGTTAGTAACATTATTAAACGACATTAACGTTTCGATTTCAACATTATTAATAAACATATCAAATCGGCCAGGACTGCCATCATTGAACCCTGATGCTTTGTCGCCGCCTGTAATTTCATTTATTTTTTTACCGGAAGATTTAAGAACAACATAGTTTTCAGTTGCGGCTCTAATTTGTGAGTTATCTGTAAGTGCTGTAGGAGGCAATGCTGCTAACGTAAAATTGTAGGTAAATGTTCTAAAATTATGCAGGACATTTGTCTCAGCCTTATCCGATTTAGTGGCAGCAGCAGCCGGGGTAGGAGCTTCCCCGGTAATATCAACATTGGCTACAGGACGGGTACCGGTTCCGGGGGTTATCCTTGCACGAGGATTCGGATCTGTTGTTTTCCGTTCTACATTAGGAGATTGTTCAGCCATATTATAAACCGAGTGCTCTTAAATTATCAAGTTGTGGTATTCTTATTTTTTGACCGGCAATAAGATCGTACACAGGATCTTTAAGAATATCTTTATTTCTAACGGCAAATACCCACCATAATTTTACATCACCGTAAAAATCATATGCTAGCAGATCAGGACGGTACTGATGTTGCGCTAATATTTCATAAAGTATATCAGTTGGCTCATTAGGAATATCTCTAAATGCTGCAATATCTAAATATCCCTCTGTTATAGGAGTACTAAAATAAGGACTAGTAGTTTTATAAGTTGCCATTTATAGAAATCCTTTTCTTCGTAAGTTAGGATTTCCGCTAATGTAATCATCAACCTGTTTTTGTCCCAACAACTCTTTTCTGCTGTACATCGGTAATAACGTAACTGTAATTTGTGATACTGTAGGCACCATAGTACCAGTTGGTTTGGATCCGGAGCCGAAACGATCATCCATCTTTGTTGCATAATAATCTACACTATCTGGTAGATCGACTCTAAAGCTAGATACTACAACTGGAACATTTTTGTATTGTTGTTCACCGTAGGCATCAAATCTACAGACTGGTGGGGGCGATCCTCGATCAGCATCTTCGCCAAATTTCATTTTAGTAACTGCTCTTAATATGTGAGTTGTTTGCAACCACAAGTATGCCTCATCGTTATTTTGAACAGTAAATTTTCCAGTAACAGAAATTGGTCCAGGCTGACTACTTTTATAAAAATGTAATGCATAGTTAGAATGAGTAGGATTTACCGTTGCGTAACTAGCAGTATAATCTTGTGAGATAGATGGTGTAAAGGGAAATACAATACCTTGAATATCAAACAAATGATCAGTGTAGGCAACTCCCGATGTATAAAGATATTGACTAGGTACTCTAATCTTTACTCTAAAATCTTTGGTACCAATAAATGCAACATCAAAATTTGGTGGCGATGGAGCTGCGCCTGGTTTTCGCCCAAGGCGTCGTTCGCTAAGAGTTCCGACAAGTCTAGTTAATCCGGATTGATCTGCTATTCCTCTTCCAACACTCATGGTAGCATTACCAATTGTGCTTAATAATCCCGGCTTGTTATCCGCCATAATATTTTCCTTATACACTATTTACCCAATAAATAAAGTGTATAGTTAACTAATAGGTTGACTTTGTCAACCTATATACTTTATAATAACTGTAAGGAGGTCGCGAATAGATGACCGTTGTAACAACATCACTGTCCACAGGACGTAAAGTAAAATATCTAAACAATAGAGATTTATTAGCAGAGATTCATAAAAGCAAATGTTCCTATAGTAGTTTTACTAAACCAGAATATCATCAGCATGATTTAATTTTGCCAAGTTTAGACAAAATTAATATTAGAACTATTGCTGATGCTAAAAGAATTAAAGCAAAACGCTTAGGCTTAGAAGCGTTTGTTGCAGCAAGATTGAGCGGAGACAAGAAGATAAAACTTCTCGAAGTGACTCCGGATTATAAAACTATTGCCAAAACAGACATTGTTATTAGAATTATGACATTTGATCATATTCCAATGGCGCCTGGTCGTAAGAAAACTGTCAAAAGTGTTGCTGATAGCCACGAAAAAGTCAATTTCCCCCCTTTCCAACATTGGAAGTTTAATGAAAATGATGAGCTTATTTGTGTCGGTAAAAGCCATTGGAT